ATCCGTCATGCGCTGGGTCAGTTTGCAACACCATGAATTGCGTCCGCAAAACCGCCTCGGCAGGCTCGACGCCAATGCTAAAACTTTGATTTGCGTGCAGCCGTTGTACTTCCCATGCCATCAGCGTGGTCCCTTCGTGTTGCGTTCGATCTCGAGCAGCGCGTAGGTCTGCCGCTCGAGCTGCATGCGCAGGCCCTCAAACGACCCGACATCTTGGGTAGCCATTGCCAGTCCTGCCTCCCCCCTGGCAGTTCCCAAATTGACACGCGCTTGATTTGCTTCGGACATTTCTCCAAACCCCAGTGCGCCCATGATGTTTCCACTGAGCAATTCATCTAACTGAGCAGCCCGAACTTGCATTCCGCCTTCAGACATTTTCGCCAGATTGGAGACAAATGCTCCCGGATCAGTCATGAATGACGTCAGAGAACGTCCAGCAGCGGTCGACGGACCTTGCGCCATCAGGCCGGTCATCATTTCCTGTTCAGCTCTCGCCGTAATTCCGCGTGCAGCTGATTCGTCCATGCCAGCCGCCACCATCCGCTGACCTACCTGCATCTTGCGCAGGTCGGCGCTGATCTGCGCTTCGTGCATCTTGTGCGAGAACGGGAACATCAGTTCATCGCGGACCTTGCGAGCCTCAGCGTGTGCCTGCATGACGTTGCTGATGAAACCCATCATCGGCATAGCCATCGCAGCGCTGACCGAACTACTGATCCGGCTGGTTACCCCGCGCAGCTTCTCGAGTTCGCCGGTTACCTGCTGGCCTGCCCTGCGCAGACCAGTTACGTCGGCGTCGATTCCGATCGATAGTCCGAGTTTCGCCATACCGCTACCTTTCCGAGAGTCGTCATCCAGTCAGCCTGACGCGGCTTGCGCCATGGCTCCACAATCCGTTCCGGCTGATTGGTCAGCCGGTATGCCAGGACCGCTAGAAGATGCTCTATGCGGTCTTCTGCGGTCCACTCCAAGGGTTTGCCATCACCCCCTTCATCAGCGCCGTGGCAACGTGAACGTCCAGGCTGTTGCCGCCGGGAACGCCGTCGATGCGGGTGCAGTTTTCGAGCACGAAGGTCTGTTTAGCGTCTTCGTCGAGCTGCTCGAGTTTGCGCCACTCGCCGACCGTCAGCGGTCGGACCTCGAGGGTCGAGGGGTGCCAAACTACCGATTCGTCAGTGAATGGCCGCCACATTACGAACGACCCACAGTGATTTCGCCCGTGTACTGCCACGAAACGGACGCAGACTGGACAGCGTCGCTCGACCATGACGGGTTGTAGCCGGTGATGATGGCACTTCCGCTGAAGTCGACGCCACCATTAGCGCCGCCTGAGGCCACGATGGAAACAGAGATTGCTGACGTCGTTGGCGTAGCACCCGCGAACTTCTGCGCCAAGGTCAGCGCGACGGCGTTATCCATGTGAATGGTCGCCGAGCCGGTGACGGTCGGACGCCCTTGGATTGCCACCGCCAGCGCCGAGTTCAACGGAGTCGCATCAACCGCCGTGCTGGATGCCGTGATGCTGATATCGGTGGCATCGATGGCTGCGCCGCCGCCAAATGTGATCGTTGTGCCATTGCTGATAAATGCCATTTCTTAGCCTCCTGTTGCCCAAATGCGGTAGGTCTGACGGACCACACGCGGGCCGTCGTCGCCACCGTCCTGATCTTCCATGCGCTCGACGTCCTCGCCGTCAGTCCCGGACCAACGAATCTGCGTGCCATCGACCACGCCGTAGGTCGTGTTGTCGTTGAGAACGTCCGACACAACCGCCGCCAGCGCTCGAGCGCCTGACAGGGTCGTGGCAATGCAGTCGACTGCTACCGAGAACTCAGCCAGTGACGTTGTCCCGGTTAGCGTGCGCACCGGCGTCCTGGCGTCGACGCTGTAGACGATTGCAGGCAGGGCCGTGCCCTCGCGCCGCCACTCTGGGCTAATGCGCGTGCTGACCAGCGCGCTTACCGCAGCATCGTCGCCTAGGCGTCGGCGTACAGCGGTCTCGATGCTCACGACTTCCTCGCCTTCAGCCGCGCCTTGCGAACAAGGTCGGCAAATTGCTGTTCAATGACCGTCGCAAGGTCGTCCTGCAGCACCCTAGTTGGGAACTGCGCCGCCGTCAGTTTCCTAATGCCCCAGCCCGGCTTGGCGTCGACGATTGGAGCGATGTAGCTGCGCGGCTTGCGCTTGTAACGCATGCCCGCCCGTGCGGTCGTCTTCAGCCCGCGGGTATCGCCCATGGACTGGATGACGGCACTGGCGGCTTTTCGCAGGCTTGGCTGGTCGCCGGAGCTGCGATGTACGGCAGCATGGTTGCGCCAGTTGCCCTTGTAGGTCGTTGCAAGGCGCTTCAGACTGCGCCGCAGCAGCTGCTTGTACAGATTTCGGCTGACCCGGTCGGGCAGTTCGTAGAACACCTGTTCGGCTCGCAGGAACTGTTCCTGGGCTCGAGCGCTAGCGCCTGCCCGGTAGATTCCGAGCGCTTCCGAAGCATTGACCTGCCGACGCATGAACTGCGCGTAGTTCCGCAGGTGCTGGGGAGTGTTGAACGTGGCGCCGATGCGGAAGCTCATGCCGTCACCTCGAGTGCCTCGATGTGCAGTTCCATGCGCCGCAGGTCGGGATCGACCACGCCAGTCAGTTCCAGCGTCCGGTCGGTCTTGCCGGTTTCGCGCAACAGGATGCGGCTTTTGATCGTCACCGAGTCGATCCACGGGATGACGATGCGGTAGGCAGTCTGCCCCTGCGTGACGTCGACCGCGTCGACGCTACGACCGTCCGCGCTTTCGATGTAACCCAGCACGGTCGCAGCCGTCGACCACGTCTTGGTTCCCTGACCGTACGAATCCACGGTCGTGGTGTAGTTCTGCACCGCCATTTCGTGGCGGAACATGCCACGCGGCGTCATGCGATCGACCTTTCCTTGAGCATTGCGGTCAGCATCTGCTGCGCCTTGCCCTCGATAGCGCCGGTGCTGTCGCCGCGGTCAGCGTACAGGCGGGCGCACAGCTGAAGGACGAGCATGTTTATGTAGTGGTCGCCCACCAGTGTGGTCCAATTGATCGTGACTGGCCGCGTGTATTCCTCGTCGACCAAAACGGCTAGCCGCTCGCCATCCCAGTGCGGCTCCGGCGTGACGGTCTGCACGACGTCGTCTTCGTCGGTGTAGAGCATCTCCAACGTGGCAGCCGTGTTGACCGGCTGAATCGGCAGCACAATCCAGACGTCGCCCTCCTCGGACACCGTATAGGTGCGCTGGAGCGCCTGCACCGACAGGCCGGTAGTCCGCTCGACGGTTTCGCGGGCCGCCGGAAGCAGGATCGTGCCAATGTACGTGTCATCCTGCGTGTGGAACACGCGCAGGTGCGTCTTGACGTCGCTAGTCGTGAGTGCTGGCATGGGAAAGGCGGGTAGGAGGTTTCCCCCCTACCCGCCCGGGGTCACTGGCTGATGTCAGGGCGCCTTGTTGATGATCACTGTGCCTGCGTACTTGTCGACGATCTGCGCGTCCGAACGCATCGACGACAGGAACCGCGTGATGCCGTTGACAGACTGGCTGTACGGATCGACGGTGAACGTGATGTCCTTACGGTCGACGATGCGGTAGGCGCGTGCGAGATCGCCGAACCAAATCAGGTTGCGCGAACTGTTGTTGATGAATGTGAGCATGTCCTGCGCGATGTAGACCGGACGACCCATGAGCAGGCCTGCCGCTCCATCCTGAACCATCATGCCCTGCATGCCGTCATACAGGTAGTTGCCCGTGGCCGCCGCCTTGATCTTCAGCAACGACGCCCAGGTGCCCTGGTTCATCAGCCACGATCCGTTCTGCGAGTAGGCCGTGGGCATCTTGGTAAAGGCTTCAATCACGTGGTCGAAAGTCACGTCCGTCGTGACGGCGCCAGTCTTGGTGGTGACAGCCCACGAGGTATCGTCGTAACACAGCCCCTGCTCCTCAGTCGTACCCGCACCAGTCACGTGCTTAGCTGCGCGGTATCGGCCATGGCCGCGAGCGTGATCGGCGACGATCTCAGAGGCGACGTCGACACTGGAATCGAACAGCAGTTCCTCGGTCACGGGAGTGAACGCCGTAGCCTTAAATGCGCCGAACGTCTTCACGATCGTAGTGAAGTTTGATTCGGTGTACGGAACGGCAGCCGCTTGGGTCGATTCCGCCGTGGCAGTCACCGTCGTGCGGCTGTCGATCACAGGAAGTCGCAAATTGTTCGGAACGGTCTGAACAGTTGCGAGCTTGCGTACCGGATTTTCCCAAGTCATCCACTTGACGAACTCGCCAGTCATGACCGACTGCGGAACAGTGTTCCCGGCGGTCGCTGCGGTTGCCGCCGTCAACAGCGTGCGCATTTCGAGGGTGCCAGAACCCTCGCGGCCACGGGTGGCAAAGAAACGCGCCAGTTCGGCATCGTTTCCGCCGCCGCGATTCTCGGGACGAGCCACAATCTGGCCGTTCTTGGCCTTGATGGCGTCGAGGCGGCCGCGCACGGCCATGCCCTCGAGCTGCGCGTCAATGCCGCGGATTTCCTCTTCCGCCAAGTCGAACGCACGGACGGCGTCCGGCGTGGCGACGGTGGCGTGGTTCTCGCACGCAGCGACAAGCTGCGCACGCTTTTCAAGCAGTGCTTCACGATTCATTTCTTCAGTTCTCCTAGCCGCAGCCGCAAGAACCGGCCCACAAGGCCGGTGTGGTGTGAGAACGCCCGTACCGCGGCCGCGGTCGCCTCATAGGCGGGCGTGTGAACAAGACTGACCTCGTACAGGCGGGCGCTCAGGACGCTGCGGCGGTTGCCCCGCCACTCGTCCTTCTCTGCCACGAACCCGAACGACATGTGCTGGTAGATGCCGTCGCGCAGGAGCACGCGCATGTCCTGCCCGTCTCGGGTGTCGGGCAGCTGCGCACGGAACGACACGCCGCGCTCGCCCTCCTCGAGCACAAGCGTGCCGCTGCGCGTGTCGGCGAGCACACGCCCACCGTCGTGCTCGATCAACATGGCGACGTTTCGCTTGCCGATGTCCTCGGCAAACGCCCCGCGTTCGATCGTCTCGATGAACGGCAGCGGTTGGCTGTCAGTGCCGTAGGGAATGGCGAGGCCGCTAACGGTGTTGCCGTCGACCTCGGCGCGGCATTCGATGCTGCGTCGGTCAATCTGCATCGGGTGACTCGCTTCCCTCGTCCTCGCGGTCGCCGTTGACCTCGGCCTGGCCGGCGGCCGTGTCCAGGCGCTGCATGAGTTCGTCGGCCATCGGGTCTTTCACCGGCTGCATGCCGATGAACCACCGCGCATCGTTCGGGGTCAGGATTCCGCCCATGACGAGCTTGGACAGCTCCTTGGCGGTGTCCTTCATCGTGCCGCGGAGCAGTTCCTGTAGGTCGTGCTCGACCCGGTAGCCGGGCAGCAGCTTCGCCATTAGTTCGGCCTCGATTCGCCGCGCCCAGGGACGCAGGGTCTGGTCGACGAGTGCGCGCTGGGCGTCAAGCGTGACCTGTGTGCCACTTTCTGTCGCAGCGAGGAACGACAGCGGGATGTTCAGTGCACGGGCGATTTCGCCCATTGCTGCCGTCCGGGCGTTCGTCAGCGCGGACAGGTCATCGGAACCGCTGACGCCCTCGATGCTGCCGCCGCCGTCGATGATGAGCGGCTCGCCTGAGCCGTTCGCCCTCGAGTGCTTGGCCTTCCACGCCAACAGGATGGACTGCTTGGCCTGCTCGCTGATCGGCGTGGGGAACTTGAACGCCAGCCGACGGGTCGTGCCCGTCGCGGCCATGGTCGCTGCCCACTGGTCGAGGTTGGCAATCAGCTCGAGCTGCGTGCGGCACTTGTCCAGCGGGCTTTCGCCGATGAACGCCCACCGGCTGTAGCCGCTCTTGACATGGATAAGGTCCGCAGATGCGACCGCCTGCCCGTCGAGCAGGTACTGGTACGGGTCGCTGGCCCAATTGATCGTGACCCGGCCGCGATCGAGCGGGATGATCTCGGCGACTTCGCCGCTGTAGGTCCGTGCGAGGTAGGCGTAGGCGTTGCCCTGGCTGATCGACTCAGTGACCAGCCACCGGCGCAGGTCCCAGCCATTGACCATTTCGGTGGCCCGGCCAGTCAGCAGGTTCAGAGCAGCCGGGTAGACCTCTTGGTCCTGCGAGTCGTAGACGCAGATGCTGACGCTGGCGAGCATGCTCGCCACGCCCTCGACCGCCCGCTGCACGCCGGGCAACGCCTCGACGTCGCCGACGCTCGAGGAGTCGACGAGCATGGAGGCGTCGAAGCCACCAATGAAGTAGCGCCGCAGGCGTGAAAGCAGGCTCACGCCTCACCCAGTTTGAGTACGCGCTTTTTCTGTCAATAGGCGGCTGTGACATTTCCTGTCACATTTCGGAAATAGTCGCCGCGTCCGCTAGGTAGCGGTCAGATGGTCATAATGCCACTAGCAGCCACCCACTGGTTTGACCGCCCGCGCAGCTCGTACAGGCGGGCCGCGTTACACGCTGCAACCAACGCGTCGATGTTCTGCCCGTCCCGCTTGTACAGCTTCGTTAGGCCGCCGTCGTAGGTCTTCGTTTCGGCGTGGCGCAGCTGGTGCAGCAGCACCGGGTCGTCGTGGTAGCGCAGCGCCTTCTGCCGCAGGAGCGCCACGAACGTCGACCATGCCGGTGCCTGCTCTTTTAGCGCCTGGCTGCGAGCCTCGACGGGCAGGTTCAGCCGCTCGACGAGCACCGACCGCACCCAGTTCTGCGTCCAGCCGACTTCGTCGACGCCGACGACCTCGAGCTGCAAGGTCTTGGCCAGCGTCTCGAGCAGCGCCTCGACGGCGTGGAAGTCGACTAACTGGCCGTCGTTCCAGTGCACCTCACCCTTTTGGACCATGTCGTGCAGCCATGGGCGGTTCTGTTTCATCGACTCGAGGTCGCCGCAGGTGAAAGACCAAGTGCGCAGCAGCCCCCATTCGCCGCCGTCGACCACCACGCCCACGCTCGTCAGGTCCGCCCGAGCGCCCACGACGCTGCCCAAACTGAAGTCGATGAACACCCACGCCCGGCGCCCGCGCACGCTGTCCAGTTCCCAGTCGAAACGGGCTTTCTCGAGCACGACCGGGTCAATGCCAACCGCCGCTAGGCTGCCGCCGGGCAGGTTCAGCCGCTGGGTGCGGAACTCCTCGACGCCCGACGCCCTCGAGCCTAGGAACGCCAGTTCCGACCGGATCGACGCTTCGTTGATGTGCCCGCCCTCGATCCACAGCTGCGGGTTGGCCTTGCGCCACTGCCGCGGGTCGTGGATGTCGGCACCGGCGTCCGACGCCCAGTGGTGCACGCACCAGTCATCCCGCAGCCGACCGCCCAGCAGCTGCTGCTCCGCTTCCTGCCGCCAGCCCGCCCATGGCAGGCTCAGGTCGTCGTCGGCCGTGGTGGTCATCAGCAGCCGACCCTCAGGGGTCTTGGTCGCCGCCGTCATCAACCGGCTGAGGTACTCACCCTCGAGCCGGGCCGCTTCGTCGGCGAGCACAAGCGCCGGGGTAATGCCGTCCGCTCGCCGCGGGTCACGGGCTACCGGCAGGAAACGCCCTTTGCCATGCCGCAGCACCGGCTGCGTGTTGGACAGGCGGGCACGCCAGGGCGATGACTTGCCGTCCGCCGGGTGGTGGATCGTCGCCAGCGACTCGACCGACAGGCGGGCCTGCGCAAGGGCCGTAGCAGCGCTCACAACGAGTTTGTCGGCGTCAGGGTCTCTCAGGACCCATCCGGCCAGCAGGGCGGCTAGGAGCGTCTTCCCGTGGCTGCGCGGCACCGAAAACGAGATGACGCGGGCAGGCTCCCTGCGGGCGATGACGTCGGCGAGCACCGGAACCCAGTACGGGTACAGCACCACCCCCGCCGGTAGCGTCGCGGCGAACGCCTCGACCACCGCCCCGTCGTAGCCGTCCGCCTCAGCCCGTCGGGCAAACGCAGTCAGCGACGCCGACGTAACGGCGGAAACATCGCCGGACGCAGCAGTTGCGTACGCCCAGCGTGTCGATGTTTCAAGGATTGCTGAAAGTTGTTTGATAGATTGTCGGG